TTGCACCATAGCATTGCCGGGCAAAAAAGCAGTTGTGCCAATAACAAGTCATACAAAAGACTATTGGACAGTTGAAGATTGGCAGTCTGATATTTCACAAAGTGAAGTTTATTCCGATGTTGTCTTTGGCAAACTGGATATTGGTTTACCGTCTACAGGTAATGCGACTTTGGCAGTTACGGGCGTAGGTCTTAACCGCACAACGGGTATTACTCGCATACTAACCACTCCAACTGGTGAGACTTCATCTAATCCATTGGCAGCCATTAACGGTTTATTGATCGTCAATGGTGCGGCTGTTACTAACATTACTGGCTTAACGCTATCTATTGATGGCAAAGCAGCAGGCATGGGCGCAGTTGTCGGTGCAAACGTAGCTCCAGACATTCAAAGGGGTTCAATCGAAGTATCGGGTTCATTCACAGCTTTCTATCAAGACGCTGTATTGAGTGGCTTATTTGATGCAGCAACACAAGTCAATTTGGTAGCGGTTATCGAGGACAACACCACCGCATCTTCCGACTTCGTTTCTTTCAATCTATCCAATATCACTTTAGATGGCGATGGCAAAGACGATGGCGATAAAGCAATCGTTCGTACTTATCCATTTACTGCTCGAATCAACATGGCTGGCGGCATAGCACTTGCTAACGACCAAACTATCTTATCCGTTCAAGATTCATTGGCGGTATAACATGGAGTTATCAAGTTTAGATTTATCATCAACGTCTGAAAACGGTTATGAGTTCGAGTTCATTCCAGAAGCCACAGGTATTGGTGAGGGCTTCTTAATTACGGTACTCGGCAAGCATGCTGACACCGTAAAAGAGTGGACACGAAAAGCCGTCAACAACATGCGAGATCGTGAACGTATGCTATTGAAAAAGGGCAAAGATGATTATCGCAAAGTGGAAGAGGATGAAGCCTTTGGTATTCAACTAGCTGCAATCACCATCATCGGCTGGAAAGGCTTAAACGATGCTGGAAAGCCCGTTGAATACACCAAAGACATGGCGCTGGCATTATGCAGAATGAACCCTGAGGTCAGAGATCAGGTGAGCGCAGCCAGTGACTTAATGTCAAATTTTATCAAGAGCAAATAGCAGAGTTATTGCTGTTTGCTGAGAACGAATTAGCATTAAGTGAAAAGCAAAGTGATGGCGGTTCATTACGTCATCACCTTGAATCAGTAGAGAGACAAACCGGAGTAACGCCAGAACAACTTGAACCAGTGCCTTTTCCGGAGACATTGGAATTTATCTGGCGTGATTTCCACGAATTGAATAATGGTCGGACGAGTAACGGCTACACATTAAATCCGATCAGCTATACAGAACTTGACGCATGGAATCGACTAACGAATAAGTCAGTCACAGCGCAAGAAATAGACATTATCAAACAACTAGACGGTGTTTTTTTGACTCATTACCAGAAACAGCAAGCGGAGAAATAGTATGGCGATGGATATGGCAACACTCGGCATAAAAGTCGATGCAACAGACGTTACCAAAGCCTCGGCTGAGTTAGAAAAACTATCTGCGGCTGGCGGTAAGACTGCTCAGTCTATGTCGGCAGTTGATAAAGCATCAAGGCTGCTTGCTGGTGCTTTTGCTGGTATTACTGCATTTGAGCTTGCTAAAAGTATCATAAGCACAAATATGGCGATGGAGTCATTAAGGGCGCAATTAACAGCCCTTACAGGCAGCGCATTAGGTAGCGAAAAAGCGTTCAATTTTATAAAAGATTTTGCGACAACAACACCTTTTGAAATAGAGGGAGTTACAAAGTCATTCATCATGCTGCAAAATTTCGGAATAAAGCCAACTATCGGGGTAATGAACGCCTTGACCAACCAAGCTGCAAAGTTAGGTGGCGCACAAGAGACATTAGCAGGAATTACTTTAGCATTAGGACAGGCTTACTCAAAAGGCAAGTTGCAAGCCGAAGAAATGAACCAAATGATCGAGCGAGGCGTTCCAGTCTACCAAATATTGCAAGAATTAACGGGTAAAAGCTCAGCCGCATTGCAAGACATGGCACATAAGGGAGAAATAACAAGGGATGTAATGGACGGATTCATCAAAAAAAATGGGTGAACTTGCATCGGGCGGCAACGCAGCAGCAATGGAGACATTGAGAGGCAAGATAAGCAACCTTTCTGACGCATGGCATCAGTTTGAAGATGCGCTGCTACAAGACAAATCAGAGGGTATCATGAAGTCTATATTAGACAACATGACATTTATAATTAATGACTTTACAGCTAATTTAAATAGAGGCACTGGGTCATTTGGCGAAATAGAAAAAATCAATGACAAGATAATTGCACAAAAGGAAATTATTAGAAGATTGAATGATGGGCAAGGAATGATCCCAGAGTCAGAAAGACCAGAAAAGATAGCCGCTGCTAACTCAGAACTACAAAATCTGATAGCATCAAGAGTTCAAGAGATTGCTAAATACCATGATGTCATTACAGCCGAGAACGCTCGAACCAATGAAACAAAGAAATTTAATGAAACAGTAAAAGAAGAAGCCGAACTTGGCAAACAAGCAACAAAGATATTTGAAACTTTATCTGAAACTAATTATAAACTTACTCATTCGCAAGCTGAATACAATAGGCACATGCTGGAGGCGAAAGGGTTTAAGGGCGAGGACTTAGAAAAGGCGCTTAAATTAGCTAATGCAAACGATGCTTTATCTGCATCAAGTAAAGGCGTAGCTTCAGAAACAAAAGCCGCCGCAAGAGAGCAAGCGGCACTAACAAAAACTTTCGAGGATACCGTCACCAGCTTAAGCCTACACAATATTGAGCTATCAAAGACACCGAGACAGCTTGAAGAAGCAACGCTGGCATCAAAGGGCTTAAATAAAGCCCAGCTTGAGCAAGCAATGGCGCTTTGGGATGTCGGCAAAGCACTAGAAGCAAAAAAGCAACTCAACGAGGAAGAAAAGTCGCAACTGGACTCGCTGATTGATCGCTACAACAAAGCCACTATGTCGGCTCGTGATTACTATTCCTCAACCCTGACCACAACAAGCCCAGACGGTATTAAATCGCCCATGTCCGGTGCAGATAAAGCGCCTTTACTAGATCAGTTTGATAAGACTTCAGGGGCAGAGGCGCAAAAGAAAGCACAGGAAGATGCCAAGACAGCACTTGACGCTTATAACACGTCACTCGATGATACAAAAACCAAAACACAAGATTTAGGCGGCATCACTACCGCTATATTTGATGGGGCATTAGGTGGCATCAGCTTAATGACGGGCGCATTAACCACAATGACTGATTCATTAGCTGAAAACTCAAAAGCAATGGCTGAGTTAAATAAAAATCAGTTACTCAATAACAGCATTGCAGACCCAAAAGAAAGAGCAGCAAACTTTAAGAAATACGCCAAAGAAGAAGCCACGTTAAACGCTAAGAACGTACAAGACCAGATGACCGGAACAAGGCAGCTGGCTGGTGCTGCTTCAAAGTTATTTGCAGACAAATCAGCAGGCGCAAAAGCCTTTCATGCGATTGAGGTTGGCATAGCCGTTGCTCAACTTGCTATGAGAGCAAAAGATATGGCAATGTCGGCAATCGCAACAGTCAAGAATATAGCTGAGGGTGCATCAAAGTTTTTTGCTCAGTCAGGTTGGTGGGGATTTGCTGGCGTAGCGGCAATGCTGGCTTTAATGGCAGGGTTAGGCGCAATGGCATCAGGGGGTGGCGGTGGCGGTGGCGGCCCAGCACCCTCAAACGCAGATTTGGGTACAGGCTCAGTATTAGGCGACCCCAATGCCCAGTCAAAATCGATTGAAAATAGTAACGACTTATTAAAAAGCATCCATGCAGAGGAATATATTGAATTAAGAGGCATTAACAAAGGTGTTCAGGCTCTTAATGGAAGCATATTAAGCGCGATTACTAAGCAATTCCAGCTTGGGGCGATTCAAGGCGTTAATGCGCCAAATCTAGGGAAATCTGGACACACAATGGTGGCGGGTGGTTTAGCAACTAATGCAATAAGTTTAGCTGATTTGCTGGCTGGAGCAGACGTGCAAGGCGCTATGTACACTACAGACGCCGTGCGAGGTGGATCAAAAAACAAACCGACTTATAGCTACGTGGATTATTTTTCAGAAATGCCCAAAGAATTAGGTATTTCAATGACCAAAGTTTTTAAAAGTATCGGAACGGTTATGTCCGCAACAGCAGAGGTGATAGGTAAAGATATTGGTTTTGATTTCAGCGAGAAAATCAACAAGGCGATCATCCCGCAATTAAAAATAGATACTATGGGATTGAGCGGAGAAGATGCAGTAAAAAAAGCAAATGCGGTTATCTCATCCATGCTGGACAGGCTGTCAAATGAGGTTTTCGGGGAAATGCTCGGTAAATATCAACAGTTGGGTGAGGGTATGCTTGAAACAACCATCCGCATAGTTGCAGAAATAGCGATTGTAAAAGATGCCCTCCATCAATCAGGCTTATCAATCACGACAGACGTTATCGCTGTGAGTGATGCACTCGTTCAAGCGGCTGGAGGGCTGGAGCAATTTCAAGCGCAATTTGAATCGTTTTTTGATAAGTTTTACTCAGACGCAGAAAAACAAACACGCCTGCAAAAAACGCTGGTGGGCTCACTCGCAGAAGCCAATGTTATTTTGCCGACAACTAGAGAGAATTATAAAAAGTTGGTTGAAGGTTTGAATATGACAAACCCACTCGATCAGCAGCGGTATAGTTTATTGCTTGAATTGAGTGAGGCAGCTGATAAATATTATTCCATGCTTGAATCAATTGCCAAAACTCAGAGATCGCTTGATATTCAATACATGGAATTAACAGGCAATGCCGTTGGCGCATTAACTGAAAAGCGCAAAGATGAATTGGCAGCAATGGACGCAAGTTTAAGGATAACTCAGCAAGGCGTGTACATCCTTGCCGATGCCAATAAAGCCGTAGCCGATGCAACAGCCGTAGCGAATAAAGCGGTAACAGATGCAATGGCGCTGGCAAGTAAAGCCGTCTCAGCAGCCGTGAATGAAGTATCAAAAGCAATTAGTAATCTATCATCATTAGCCCAAAAATTAAGAGCAGCAGCAACAGGGACTACGGTAACAACTGACGCAACAACCAGAAAAGACAGGGCAGATGCTCAGGCTGTATTAAATGCCGCCTTAAAAGTGGCTAATGCTGGCGGCTCGATTGATAACTTTGCTGGCATGGACAAAGCATTAACTGATATTTCTAAGCCTAGCGAGCAACTTTATTCGTCATTTACAGACTACGCAAGAGATCAAGCCCTTACCAGTGGAACAATAACCCAGCTTGCTGACTATGCCGATGCTCAAGTTAGCATGGCACAACAGCAGATTGATGCTATTAATGGGGTGTCGAAAGAAGTCATTAGAGTTAATAATGCGATAGTAACCTTAACTGGTTCAGCAGATGGCACTAAAAGTGCCGTCATAGACGTTGATGGACAATTAGTTACATTAACACGGTCACAAGCTATTTCAGCCGATGGCACTACTCAAGAGGTAACTAAAGTAAATGGTAAGATTGTTGATTTAATCGGGTCGGCTAATGGTACGAAAAGCGCTGTGATTGATGTAAATGGCAAAATGATTACACTGACTTCATCGCAAATTACCTCGGCACTAGGTATAACCGATTCAGTTGCCAACTTAACCGAAGCACAAAAGAACCTAGCGACAGTTCAAGATCAAAAAACACAAATAGAGAAAATGCTGGGCAATAATCTGGCGGTTATATCTGTTTCCGAAGCGATCAATCGGTTAGCCGGCTCATTAAACGCTCAAAACGCAGCAACAAAAGCCATTGCTCTTGCAACAGCAGCCGATAAGGCGGCAACAAAAGCTGATCTGGCTTTAATACAAGCAAATACAAAAGCAACTGCCTCTGCACTGGCTTTGAGTAATGCAAAGGCAGCCAGCGTGGCAAATAAATCAACTACTCAGGCACAAGCGGACAAAGATGCGGATGCTCTTGCTAAGGCACAAAAAGGATTAGGCGAATTAACGCAGGCGCGTGATTATTCAGCATCTGTCGGAGCATGGGATCATTACTTTGCTTATCAGGGCTATATTGATTCAAGCAACAAAAAAATAGCGGTACTTACTATCAATGCAGCCAACTCAGCAACAGCAGCAGCGGTTGCAGCACAAGACGCATTGACGGGGGCATCTTACTCAGGATTATCATCAACAGCAGCTAAAGACGCAAGTGCAGCAAGAGCAGCAAGCGCAGCCTATCAGACAGCAAGAGCCTACGCTGATGCAACAGCCGCAGCGCTACCAGCTTTTGCGGCAGGTGGGCAACACGAGGGAGGCTGGCGAATTGTTGGTGAGAACGGACCAGAACTTGAAAAAACGGGAGCGTCACGAATATTCAGTAATCCACAAAGTAAATCATTATTAAACATGGATGAACTACTAGCCGAGATCCGTCAACTTAGATCAGATGTGAGGGCAGGGCAAGCAGATGTGAGGGCAGGGCAAGAGGCTATTGCAAATAATACATTAAGAACTGCAAAAATACTGCGAGATGTTACGCAAGATGGGACAGCAATAACAACAGTGGTGGCAGCATGAAATTAATCAGACCCGTTACTGTCACTAATAGTGTTTTAACTTACAGTAACGTACCAGAAACAGATTATACCGCATGGAGTGGTGCCACAGCCTATACAGTAGGTACGCGCTGTATTTTAGTTGGTACGCACAAGATTTATGAATGTTTGGTTGCAAACACTAATTTTAGCCCTGATGTAAACCTAACAGGAACAACCCCTAAATGGCTGGAGATTAGCAGCACAAATAAATGGAAAATGTTTGATGCTTCTTGGGGGTCACAAACTAGCATTGCGACACCGCTCACCTTTGTCTTAGCGCCAGTTGCTATTATTAATAGCTTGGCCTTATTAAACGTAGACGCCACATCTATTACAGTGAATGTAACTGTATCTGCAGCCAATGTTTACTCAAAAACGATCAACATGGTGGGAGGGGAACAGGTTATTGATTGGTATTCCTACTTTTTTGAATTAATCACCTATAAAAGTGATTTAGTATTAACGGATATACCACCCTACAGCAATAGCACTATTACTGTTTCTATTATTAACACTAGCAGCACAGCAACTTGTGGGAATTGCGTAGTAGGCAACTATTACGACTTGGGTGCTACTCAATACGGTGCTTCCGCTGGCATTGTCGATTACTCAGTAAAAACAACCGACAGTTTTGGCAATACAACAGTAGTGCAGCGTACTTATGCCAAACGCATGAGCTCAAACTTAATGATTAATAACAATATCGTTGATGATGTTGTTAATTTGCTCGCCAGTTATCGTTCTACACCGCTGGTATGGGTTGGTGCTGAAAGCAATTACACCAGTTTGATTGTCTATGGGTTTTATAAAGATTTTGATGTCAACATTGCTTACCCCGATTACAGCTCTTGCAGCTTAACTATAGAAGGACTCACTTAATATGGCTATAACACCCTTACCAACGGCTCCTAGTCGCTCAGACCCTAATAATTTCTCAGCGAGAGCTGATGCGTTTATGACGGCATTGCCTACTTTTGTAACCGAAGCAAACGCTTTACAGGCAGATGTGACCGCAAAACAAGTCACGGCAAGTACGGCAGAGGTTACAGCTACCACACAAGCAACCAATGCCAGTGCATCTTCGGCGGCCGCAGCTATCAGCGCCAATAACGCAGCAGCAAGTACGGGCGCGGTGCTATGGGTGTCTGGCACTACCTACAACCTCGGTGTTTATGTCCGCAGCCCAGCAAACGCGCGTATTTATCGCAAGCTCACTGCTTCAAGCTCAACGACTATTGACCCAAGCACAGACGTTACTAACTACATTCCAGTATTTCTTGAAATAAGCTCTGGTTACCCCACAGTCCAACCAACCCTTAACTTAGACTTTGCCAATAGCAAAACCGTAGACCCTCGCATTACGTTTGTGCGTAACAGCACAGCTGCGTATTATGATGGGCAGACTACTGCGATGGCTGAGCAGAATTTGTTGTTGCAGAGTCAGGCTTTTGCTACTACTTGGGTAACATCTAATACAACGCTTGGTTCTGTAACTACTGCGCCTGATGGTACTACTACGGCTTACCCATTAACCGCTTCTGCTATTAATGGTACTTTATTACAAACATTTACTGCTACCGCTACTGCATATACTTTTTCGATATACATACAGCGTGTAACAGGCACAGGTAATATAGACATTACAGTTGATGGTACAACTTACGCTACTCAAGCAACTTCAGGCACATGGACAAGATTTACTATTACCACAACGCCTGCGGCTGGATCTAAAACAGCAGGTATTCGTTTAGCTGTTTCTGGTGATGTTGTTAATATCTCGGGCGCACAGTTAGAACAACGTAGTTCAGCCACAGCCTACACACCCACAACCACCGCAGCTATAACCAACTACATCCCACAGTTAATGACTGCACCTGCTGGTGTACCACGATTGGACTATAACCCTACTACAAGTCAGGCGTTGGGGCTGTTGATTGAAGAGGGTAGGACTAATTTACTGAACTTTTCAAGTTCTTTTGCAGCATCAGGAGGCTCACAAAATAACTGGTTAGATACAAGTATCACAAGGACAGCAGCTGCTTTTGTTGCTCCAGATAGTACACAAGTAGGGATTCAATTTACTGCTTCTGCCGCTAATGCAACAGTCATATCAACGGCAGCTGTAGGCACTTCATTAGCTCGCACATTTTCAGTTTGGCTAAAAAGAATATCAGGTACAGGTGTAATTAATTACACGCTTGATAACGGTGCAACTTGGATAGCACAAACAATAACATCAACAGTTACTCGCTATACATTTGCAGCCACAACAGCTAATCAACAAGTTGGATTTCAAATCGTCACTTCTGGCGATAGCATTGGTATCTGGGGCGCACAACTTGAGGCTGGAGCATTTGCAACATCATATATACCAACAGTTGCTTCAACCGTAACTCGTGCTGCTGATGCTGCGTCAATGACGGGGACTAACTTTAGTAGTTGGTATAATCAGGCGCAGGGGAGTTTTTATTGGGAAAGTAATTCAACTTTGAGTACAGTTAGTGCATTAACTTGGGAATTGTATGCGCCAATTCCATCTTTAATAACCGCTTCTGGTTGGAATAACACAAATGGGGGATTAGCCAGATTTATTACTTCTGGAAGCACAACTGTTAATCAAATAGCAGGTTCTATAGTTGCTGGAACAACAAATAAATACAGTGCAACAACCAAACCGGGAACAGGCAATAATATACTTGCATTAAATGGGGTTGTGCAAGCAACAACCGCTTCTCCTGCTTGGATGAATGTACCTACAGGGCTTTATTTATACGATGCCAATTCCAATGGAACGGCCAATACTCTCAACGGTCACATCCGCAAACTATCCTATTACCCTGTCGCTCTTTCATCATCTAATCTTGTGGCGTTGACATCATGAAAAGACTAATACTAACAAGCCCAACAGGGCTGACATTTGACCAACTGACACCTGAGCAACAAGCGGGTATTAGCTCGGTATTTGCTCAGTATATTATGCCAATGCCGGGTACAATCAGCTATGGTACGGAAACTTATACAATCACTACACCTGATCCTGATGTAATA